TAAGTTTTCATATTCAAGATCAAAGTTTAGAATGGATGCTACTTGATCTCCAATATCATTTACCTCACACATTATAAATGCATTATTATAATTCTTTGCCACTTCCCAAATTACATTAGGGAATATCATAGGTTTAATTTCATTATTCCTATACTTACCTACAACCTTGTGGGGGAACTCTGTAATGTCTATAACCACAAACGCAGAGTAATCTTCACTCACTCCTCTTGCTACATCAACAGTCATTACATAATCATGACCTTCTATAGGTTGCTCATAACAATCATAACCTGCTTTCCTTATAATTGGAGCTTCATAAACAAATGCTCTAAGTTTAGATGGTGCAATAAGAGTATCAACAGATCCTAAGAACTCACACTCAAACTCAATCTTAAACTGTTGTTCAGATGTGTTTGCAATAGTTTGCCTTCTCCATTCAGCATCCCTGCCAGGTACTTGAGACCAGTGTACATCAGTTGGTACATAATCATTATTACCCTTCTCAGCATCATGCCAATACCTATAGAAATGGTTCATACCATGTGGGGTAGAAACCATGATTACTTTAGTTGTTTTACCAGAAGTAATAGTAGGATAAACTGAACTAAAGAATGCCTCTGCAATATGGTTTGGAACGAATGCAAACTCATCAAGGAATAGTATGTTAAATGACATACCACGAACCGCACTAGCAGATGTAGATGCTGCTAATATCTTTGATCCGTTTTCCAACTCCATAGAACCTTTGTTCCAAGATATAATACCTTGCTGCATCCACTTAGGTAAATTCTCATAAGCAGTTTGTAATCTACCTAACAAGTCTCTGGCAGTTGCTGCTTTGTTTGCAAGAATACCTACATTCACACTATCGTTGAAAACAATATAATGTAAGAGATATGCTACAGACGTAGTAGACTTACCAGTCTGCCGAGGCATCTTACAAATATTAAATCTATTCTCATGAAAGTTTTTAATTAACTTCTCTTGGAAATCATATGGTTTAAATTGAACAAGTCCCTCATCAAGAGAAACAATCTTCATATAATTATTTGCAAAATATACAGGATCTCCTGCACATTTCATAAATTCAAGAATCTGTTCTTCAGTAAACTCCTGCTGAACATTTGCTTTTTTTAGATTGGGATTACCTAAATAAACGTCTTCCATAATTACATCATTTCATACTTACCAAATTTTTTGTCGTGTTCGATAGTTTTTCTTTGTAGTTCTAATATTTTTTCTAAATTTTCTACTTTCTTTTCTAACTCTTTAGTTTTTTTCTCCTCCAATGAGGAGTGGTTCTCCAGGGTCATAGTCCGAGACTTTGTAGTTCCAGAGTTTAGCATTAGGATACACTTTTCTCACTTGATCCTGTACTTCTCTGCGTGAAGGGGTTTTGACATGAGGGAAAAACATTTTAAGATTGTAGTCATTTCCTCTCCATGCCAAATTAACAGATATTATATTTCCTGTCTTAGGTGCAAGACGGATGGCTTCACTAACTCCACCACCGTTTCCACCGTTGCCATTACCATTTCCATTAGAGCCGTTTCCATTACCATTACCGTTGGAATGTCCATTTCCATTTCCATTTCCATTTTTCTTTTTGTAATCATCACGGACTAAAAAACCACCACGAGCGGTGTGATAACCACTGGGGATGGGTTTACATTTCTTATCCTGATTACAATAGTATTCACCTTGAGGACACTTTTTCATTAAAAAATAGACTCTGTATGTTTATTTATAGTCCTATAACTGTTAATGGATCAGTCATAACTGTTGCAACACCAGCATTAGAGTCAAATTGAACCCTATTACTTTCATAATTTAAAGTGGTCATATTACCCAAACTAGTTCCATCACTAGAAATGCCAACTGCTCCTGTACTATTAACGTTACTAATAAGTCTAGGCATTTGCTGTCTCCAATACCGAAAGAAGAATTTTTAAAGTAGTATTAGCACCTGCTTCTGCTACAATAGAATCACTTGTTTCTAATACCAATTTACCATCTAAAGGAATATACGCATCTGCAACAGGAACACTAGCTCCTTTAATTATTTCGTTAGTTGTGCTACTTCTTACATGAGACATCGTAAGTGTAGTTGCTGCTGCAGCATAATTTGTTATATGTGCGTATAAAATAATTCCAGTATATCCTGTGGGTGCAGTATATATTGTTGCGCTACTTGTTGTAAGTGTAGCAGTATATGTTTTAAATCTGTTGAGTGCGAGTGCCATATTAACTTAATGCTAGGATAAACGGAGTCATTTCTGAGAATAAACTCTTACTAAAGGATCTTCCACTAATTGTACCAGTTTCTTGGTTAATTTGTAAATCATCACCTATTCTAAAATTACCTCCTTGGTCTGTACTGGTATAAAGAACCTTACCACCATCTTCGGTAATAACTTCATTCTTTTGATCAAGAACACCACCTCTTTTTGGAGTGGCTTCAGTAATAAGATTACCTGCACCAACATACTCAAATGTATGAGAACTAGCAATAATTTTACTTTGTTGTTGGAAATATGCAGTAGAACCAACTCCAACTGTATTAAGTAAATTTGTAGCAAGTGTTAGTGTAGTTATTCCTGATGACACGGCTGTCGAACTATTTATTACATAATAAAGAGGATCCATACTAGCAGTAGCAGCTCCACTTGAACCACCACCTCCACTAATAGTTACATCAGGAGTTCCAGTGTATTGACTTCCACCACTGATAATAGTAATAGTATCAATCGTCTCTCCATCTAAAGTAGCAAATGCAGTAGCAGTTTCACCATTAGGTCCAGAAGGGTCATCCAAAGTAACAGTAGGAGTAGAAGTATATCCACTACCTCCATTGGTTACAGTGATAGTTTTAACTTCTTTATACAGTTGATCAAAGTAAACCATCTGTCCGTCATATGGTCTATCAACATCAATCTTTGCCGTTCCAGCAGATGATCCTGTACCAACATAAGTATGTGTTAATGTTGAAATACCAACGTTGACTACAAATGAAGTAGTTGATGGGATTGAGTCTACAGTAAAAATATAAGGTCTCTTATGTGGATATATTTTAGATCCAAACTCACATGTCAATCCAATTCCAGCAAGAGTAACACCCATACCAACTAAGAAATTATGTGCAGCAGTTGTAGTGACTGTAGCAACACCTATCTTATTATCATAGACAAAATTACTAATTGTTTTCTCAGGTGCAAAAGTATCAACGTTTACTATAACTTCATCTTGAGAAACAGCACCTGCAGTTGTAACAAAACCAGTATATTGAAGATCACTAACTCCTTTAGCAACTAAACCTTTAGTACCAAAACTACAATTACTGTTTGCTATATCTGCTTGACCACCTTTATCAACTCTGACTGCCTGATCAGTACAAATGGTGAATAAAGAAACTAATTGAGCAAATCCCCCATTAGTAACAGCAACACCAATACCACCTTGATTATATTGTGTAAAAGCATCAACGTTCATAGATCTTAGAAGTCTTGCCCGATCACCATCAACATAAACTCCAGTACCAGTAGTAGTATCACTAGTACAGTTTTGAATATATGGACCTTTCCATTTTCCACCACCTACATTTTCTGCAATTTCATCAGTAGGGAATGCAACAGCAGCAGCAGGAGCAACATGACCTGTGAAAGTCATATTCGCCAACTTAACAGCTTTTCTTACATGGAAAAGATCACTAGTTGTTGTGCTTGGTGTAACCTGTACTGTTCTTTGATCATCTCCCACAATAGAAACAAAAGCGGGAACTGATATAGGATTAGACTCAGTATATTTTCCAGAAAGAACTTTAACTGTAGTTCCTGATTGAGCAGCTCCAACTGCTGCAGAAATTGTTAGAAAAGCATTATCAATTGATGTTCCATTATTTGTATCTACTCCATCTTTAGCAACATAAAGAACATTAGGTGCAGAGTTAATACCAGATGCAGTAGCACTAATAGTTACTCCACTACCAATAGTTATTTCAGAGTTAGTAATAGTTACATTTTCATCACCAACTGTAATAGTGTTATTAATACCATCTAAAGTAATAGATGATTTACCAACGGTGAGGATGCCCGTAATTCTTGTATCACCATCAACTAATAATGCTGTAGTACCTACACCAATATGTACGGTTCCTACTCCAGTACTAGCACCAAGAGTTGTTATTCCTAATGTTTTAGTATTTCCATCAACATGTAAATCAGA